TACGCAAATATCCACGCAAAGCGAAAACGAGGAGAAGCACCAGCGAAGTCAGGTAGTAAGGACTACCCCGCTAAGGATGCTTTTCAAAAGGCGGCGAGGACTGCCAAAGAAAGTTTTGAACTCGAAGAAGCAGCCTGGACAAAAAAGTCAGGCAAAAACAAAGAAGGAGGTCTTAATGAAAAAGGAAGAAGATCTTATGAAAAGGAAAATCCAGGATCTGACCTTAAAGCACCAAGCAAAAAGGTTGGAAACCCCCGTCGCTCATCGTTCTGCGCTAGAATGAAGGGTATGAAGAAAAAGTTAACTAGTAAGAAAACTGCATCTGATCCAGATAGCAGAATTAACAAATCACTAAGAGCTTGGAATTGCTGATATGGCTAACACAAATTATGTAAGAAACGACAAAGACAATACCGCTGACGATCCACAACCAACATCAACAACTGTCACACACTTCGATGGTACTGAAGGATGGACTCAGAGAGAGTGGAAAGATTTTAATGGGGATTATCAAGCAAGAAAATCTGACAATACAACTAGAACACCTAGTGCATATCAAGCAAGAAATTCTGATAATACTACCAAAACTCCAGCAGCGTATCAAAGACATGATAAAGATAATAATTCTGTGTCTGCATAATTTTAAGGGATATAGATTTTGTTAAATAGTCGTGTATAATAATGTACCCATTACCATAGGAACTTTAATGGAAAACGAAAAGCAACTATCTGATTTAAAACTGGAAAGAAAAGAATGTGAAAAATGTGGCGCCACGTGGATTAACGGAAAACATGTGTGGCGTGGAACTGGAAATATATCAAATTCTAGTGAGTTAGATCTTGCTGGATTAGTTTGCAACAAACATGGTAATAATGAGTGCATCAATCCTATGAAAGGAAAGGAGGGTGGACAGACTTGGGATTACCGTAGAGGATATATTGATGGCATATACAATGAAAAGAAAAAACAAATGGAAGACATGCGTGATAAATTTAGTGACCTCTAAATAATTATAGTTAGAATAATTTGATGTGACTGATAGCGTATATCTTGGTAATCCTAATCTAAAGAAAGCAAATACCCCGATTGAATTTACTCCTGACCAAGTTCAGGAATTTATTAAGTGTAAAGGAGATCCGGTTTATTTTGCTAGAAATTATATTAAAATTGTTTCACTTGACGAAGGTCTAGTACCATTCAACTTGTACGATTTCCAAGAGGATATGGTACGGTGTTTTCATAAGAATAGATTTAATATTGCAAAACTACCCAGGCAGACCGGTAAGTCTACTACTGTTGTTTCTTACTTGCTTCATTATATCATATTTAATGACAATGTAAATATTGGTATTCTTGCTAACAAAGCATCAACTTCAAGAGAACTGTTATCTCGTTTGCAGTTAGCATATGAAAATTTACCTCGTTGGATGCAACATGGTATTCTTGCATGGAACAAGGGTAATGTAGAACTAGAAAACGGATCTAAGATTCTTGCAGCATCAACCTCTAGTTCTGCTGTTCGAGGTATGTCATTTAATATTATTTTCTTGGACGAATTTGCGTTCGTTCCAACTCATATTGCAGAACAATTTTTTAGTTCTGTATATCCTACTATCTCTTCTGGTAAGTCTACCAAAGTTATTATCATCTCTACCCCAAATGGGATGAACATGTTCTATAAACTCTGGCATGACGCTGAGAGAGGTAAGAACGAATATACGACTACAGAAGTACATTGGTCTCAAGTACCCGGTAGAGACGCTGCCTGGAAGGAGCAGACGATTGCTAACACATCACAACGTCAGTTTACGCAAGAATTTGAGTGCGAGTTTCTAGGATCTGTTGATACATTAATTGCTGCATCTAAATTGAGGATGATGGTATATGAAGATCCAGTTGAGAGAAAAAATGGTTTAGATGTATATGAATTACCAATACCAGAACATGAATATGTAATGACAGTTGATGTGTCTAGAGGTGTTAGTAATGATTATTCAGCATTTGTAGTGGTAGATATTACAACTATTCCATATAAGGTAGTTGCAAAATATAAAAATAATACTATTAAACCACTGTTATTTCCCAACATTATACATCCAGTGGCGATGAGTTATAACCATGCATTTGTTTTATGTGAGGTAAATGACATCGGTGGACAGGTTGCTGATATTATGCAATTTGATCTTGAATATGATAATCTCCTAATGTGTGCTATGAGAGGACGTGCTGGTCAGATAGTCGGACAAGGATTTTCTCATAAGTCACAGTTGGGTATTAAGATGACCTCCACAGTTAAGAAAACTGGATGCTCAAATTTGAAAGCACTCATAGAAGATGATAAGTTATTAATTAACGATTATGATATTATTGCTGAAATGACAACTTTTATTCAGAAGAAACAATCATTTGAAGCAGAAGAAGGATGTAATGATGACCTTGCTATGTGCTTAGTTATTTTTGCATGGTTATCTGTACAGGACTATTTTAGAGAACTTACTTCTGACGATGTAAGAAAAAGAATTTTTGAAGATCAAAGAGAATCAATAGAAGAAGATATGGCGCCATTTGGATTTATTTTAGATGGTAGTGATGAAGACATTTTTGTTGATGACATAGGAGACACATGGAGTAAAGCACCGGATGAATATGGTGAAATGTCCTATATGTGGGAATATAAGTAATGGATTTAGATGAAGAAATTTCTCTGGAACATTTACTATTTCAGCAAAGAAAATGTAGAACTTGTGGAAAAGTAAAAGATCTTATGGATGGATTTTATCTTACACGAAAAGATAGGGGTGATATACCATCATCATATTCATATGAATGTAAAGAATGTACAAAAAAAAGAATTATCAGAAATAGAAAATTAGACACTGGAATTTGGAACTATCCAGACTGGTAGTGTGTTCATGCATTAGTTCCCCACTAAAAAGTCAATATAAATAAATAGTTTTGAGAAAAAAATCTCATAGAGGTATACAAAATGGCATTAGCTTCACCCGGAGTACTTGTTAAAGAAGTGGATTTTACAGCTACAGTACAAGTAGCTGATCAGAATATTGGTGTTGTTGCTATCGACGCAGAACGTGGTCCTACCGATCTGGTAACTTACGTTTCAAGTGAAAGACAACTTGTAGAAACATTTGGCACCCCAAATAATAATAACTACGAGTCATGGTTTGCAGCTGCAACCCTAATTCAATATGGTGCTGTCGTTGCAGTAATCAGACCAACTGGCGCTACAGATCTTGGTCTTAACAACTCCAACATTAAACAAGCTGGAACCCCAACTTCATCAACAAGTCTAGTAATTAAAAACAAAGATGACTTTGAGTCAACAGTAACCAAGGATTATACTTGGGCATCAAGAACAGCTGGAAAATTTAATAACGACGTACAAGTAGTTATAGTCGATCACGGCGCAGACCAAAGAGTTACAGTAACTCCGGTTGCAGGTCAAGCAGATGGTTTTGACGGTGCAACTGCTGCAGGAGCAACTGCAAGTAGAACCGCTGGTACTTATCCAATCGCTGCTACTGGTGGAACCGGATCCGGTGCTACATTCTCGGTCGTAGTCGCATCAAATGGTTCTGCTACAATCACACTAACAAGTGGTGGTTCTGGATATACAGATAACGATGTACTAACTCTACCAAGAGCTGGTGCTTACTTAGGTGCTACAGACATCACTGTTGCTGTAAACGGTGTTAGTTCTGTACCACTACCTGTTGCTGGATCATATGTAAAGTGGACAGACTCGGATAGTAATGTTCAGAAAGGTAATGTATATAAAGTAATTGGTAGTGATACCCTAGAAGTTACTTTATGGGATGGAACAAAGAGACTTACAGGAAATGAAGTTCTCAAAGACGCATCAGATAATACTTTAGCAACTGTCACCACAATTGCATCAAATGATTGTTATGGCGATCTAACATTTGCTACGAACAGAAAGTGGTCTTCTCTTGCACCACAACCCGGAACTTCCAATTCAGCATCTGTTGTTGGTGGTAAGTTTGATGAAATGCACATTGCAGTATTAGACGTTAAAGGCACTGTATCTGGAGTTCCTGGTACTGTTCTAGAAACACTTACTTTTGTTTCTAAGGCATCTGATGCTAAGAGTGCAGAAGGATCTGCTACTTACTATAAGAGAGTAGTTGCAGATGGATCAGAATATATCTATCCTGGTGATGTAAATCCCGTAGGTGCTGCAGGTGCAAACCAGTTAACTCTTGCTGGCGCTGCAGCTGGTACTAACGTTAACGTTGGTTCTGCACAAGGAAGTACATTCAAACTATTCCAATTTAGTGGTGGGTCTGTTGGTAAGTTAACTCTATCAGAGGGTGATGATTACGATTATAGTACCGATCAAAAAATTGCATCAGTTAGAGCAGGTCTAGTTTCTGGTTATGATTTAGTTGAAGATCCAGAACTATTCGGTGATGTTGACTTCTTAGTTCCTGGTCATATTAGTACATCTGTGGTTGCAAAACTAATTGCTATCGCAGAAAAGAGAAGAGATTGTGTTGTAGTTGCTTCACCAGAGAGATCTGATGTTGTCAACTCAAGTTCAACCTCGGTCAAGACAGATAATGTAATCGGATTCTTTAGAACTCTACCAAGTACATCATACGCAATGTATGATTCTGGTTACAAGTACATCTACGATAAGTACAATGATGTTTATCGTTATGTACCATGTGCAGCTGATGTTGCTGGTCTTTGTGTTGCTACAACCAACAATGCAGAAACTTGGTTCTCACCAGCTGGTTATAATAGAGGGCAAATACGTAACGCAACGAAACTTGCTTACAGTCCAAAACAGGCAGAAAGAGACAGACTTTATACCGATAGAATTAATCCTATCGTTGCATTCCCTGGACAGGGTATTGTATTGTTCGGTGATAAAACCGCTCTTGCATCTCCTTCCGCATTTGACAGAATCAACGTTCGTCGTCTCTTTATTGAACTTGAGAAGAATATTGCAAACTTCTCTAAGTATCAACTATTTGAGATCAATGATGAACTAACAAGATCTGGATTCAGATCTGCTATCGAACCTTATTTAAGAGGTGTACAGGGTAGAAGAGGTATCTATGATTTCCTAGTTGTTTGTGACACAACAAACAACACTCCAGATGTTATTGACAGAAATGAGTTAGTTGCTGAAATTTTCATCAAACCAGCTCGTACAATTAACTATATTACTATCACGTTTGTCGCCACTAGAACTGGTGTTTCGTTCAACGAACTTACAAACTAATTCGTTCTCTTTCGCTAAAATACACTAGGAGATAAAGAAAAATGGCAAGAGGTATTTCGGAGTTTAAGACTAAACTCATTAATGGCGGTGCAAGACCCAATCTGTTCTTGGTCCGTCTAAACTTCCCAACAACGCTCAATACAATTGCTGATATTGAATCAGTAGATTCATCAAACGTTATTACTGAAAGAGCAGAATTCCTTGTGAAGACTGCTCAGTTACCTGCATCAACGATCGGAACAATCGATGTTCCTTTCCGAGGTAGAATGCTTAAGGTTGCTGGAGACAGAACATTTGAACCATGGTCTGTTACCGTTGTAAATGACGGTCAATTCGGTATCCGTAAAGCATTTGAAACCTGGTCAAGAGGTATCAATGCACTAACTGAAAACGTATCACAACTTGGTTACGGTGATGATAATCCTGGCTATTGTGTTGACCTTGAGGTCTTCCAACTAGGTAGAGATCAACAGAAACCAAATAAGACCCCTCAGTCAATGACTTCTCAGGGTCGTGATGGAATGGAAGTTATTCGCGGATATAAATTCTACGATGCGTGGCCTTCTTCACTATCTGCAATCGATCTCTCTTATGAGTCGAATGATCAGATTGAAGAATTCACTGTAGAATTCCAGTATAACTACTATGAAGTCTCTAAGGCAAGCCTCGATACTGGGGTTTGATAAATAATAGAGAAAGATTAGACTTTATACTATGACTCAGTTATTTGGGTTCTCT